CGCTAAACAGCCTAACGCTACCCAACCTTTGCCATTCGTTATCCAAACAGTTTCATTTTCGTTTGGTAATTCTTCTTCTACTTTTTTCCAATTATTTGTTGTCATATATCTTTTACAAATTGTCCGTTAATCATTTTTCCTGTCCTTTTGCTTATTACATCGTATGCACTTTGTACGCAGTCTATAAAGTTCAGATTCTGCATCTCACATTGAATAATTAGCGTAACTACTATATCTCCTATTGCATCTTTTATTTCTGTTCCATCATCATCTGCAATAGCTGTGAGTAGTTCTGTACATTCTTCTAATGTTTTGAGTGCTTGTTTTGTGGGCGTTGCTTTAGCTAGTATTCCCTTGTCGTCAGCCCATTGTTTGATTTGTTTGATTAGTTTTTCCATAATTTTTACTTTTTGTCATTTCTAATTGATAAATAAAATACTGTAACAATAGCTGCACAGCCAATTATATTCATTATTACTGCTTCTAAATTTTCTCCTATTTCAATCATTGTTTATTGTTTTTTAAAAAATCGTAAAGTTCATCAGGTGTTTTCAGATGTATCTTTTTATTTTCGTGTAAAATACACAGTTGCTTATTTCCGAAATCTGTTTCCCAACAGAACCACCCTATGTAATCGTATTTATCATTCATTTCTTCTTGTAGGATTTTCAGTAGCATATTAGATAAATAGTGATTTTTGGGCATTAAGTCGTTTTCACTTACATCAGTAAAAACCTTACTTAAATTTTCAGCTACTTCCTTATCGTATTCGTATTGTTTCTTTATAGCCTCAATGGCTTTTATAAATGTTTGTTTTTGCATAGCTGTTGTTTTAATTGTTGTATTTGGTTATCGTTGTCTATGATTTTTTTTCTAAGCTCCTTGTATTTCTCTAATACTTTCTTTTTATGCCCTTCATAAAGTTGTTTCATATACCGTAGCTCTTCTAGCTTTTCGCGTATTGCTTCTTTGTCCCTGGCATTCAATTCTCTTAGGGTGGGGGGGTTATGTTTAGATAGTTCTGTATCATTTAATTATAGTTTTAAAAATTGCAAACACACTTGTTTTCTTCAAAGTTTAGCTCTCCTGTAAAAGGGAGCTTAGAAAGCTCTACTAAATCGTCAATACTTTTATGACCTCTAAAAGAGGTATTGCCATATTTCCCCTCCATTTTTCTATACCAGTCTATAAAACGAGTTCCCTTTCGGATAACATCTATTAGATTGGCGTCAGATTTTTTCCAACATAGTTCGCAGTTTCCATACTTGTTGTGTATTTCCAACTTGAATGGCTGACTATCCCAAAATTTATTTAGTTCCATTTGTCCTATTGGAAATTGAAAATCAGTCAAAAGTGGAAATATCCTTATTTTGTCTTCCTTGATTTCTGCCCAACTTATTCGCTTGGGCATATCTTCTTTACGAAATCCAATAGCTTTTAAGTAACTATTCACACCGAAAATATCATCTGCAATTTTTTTAGCAGGTAATGTTTTAAGCATTTCGCTACAAAAAGGGGCTTCAAGGTTGGGCATACCATTAAATGCTCCTTTATTTTTGTGTGCAATAGCATTCTCAAATGGTTTAGCAGTCATATCTAAGTTATCCCAATCTACTAGCTTGTAACTAACCCCAACACCCATTTCTGATGAATATACGCCTTCAATTTTAACAAGTGGAATATTCCAATGCTTCTCTATATTTTTGAGAAAATCTATCGTCTCTGGTCGCTCCATTCCTGTATTGCAGAAAACAAACAACTTATTGTAATCCTTATATTTTTCGGATACTTGGATATGTCGTGCCATCATAGCGGAACTTCTCCCTCCAGACACTGTTATTATTAAATTTTTCATAGTTTTTCTGGTAACACATTTTGCTTTATGAATTCACAATGATAGCTTCTACTCCTGCAACAGCTTCTGGTTTTAATTCCAAAAAGTCTGTGCCTATTTGGTTGGCTTTGTTTTTACATATTTCTGCTAAATCCTTGTTGATTTCGCAGAAAAGAACCTCCTTAGCTCCGTACTCTTTCAGATAATCTATAATATTACCTTTTCCTGCACTTGGCTCTAAAATAGTTTTGTTATTTACATCTAACTCCATAAGGTCTAAAACCTCTCTAGGAGTAGGGTAAAAGTCTTGGTTGAATAGGTTTTGGTATTTCATTTTGCTTTTTTATTAGGATTATTTCTTCTCTTGGGCTTTTGCTCTAGGCTTTGCCCTCTTTTCAGAAAGACCACAGGTCTATTGAGTTTCTTGGCTTCTTCTAATACCTCTAAGGCTTTTCTTCGTTGCTCCTTGCTTCGTTGGAGTGTAATTCCTTCCATTCTTTGGTGTCTTTTATGGTTAGTATTTCTTTTGGGAATTTCTTTTGTTTTTCAAGCTCTACAAAGTTTCTAAGCCCTTCGCTAAAAACCGTTTTCTTTTTAGCTAACTCGGCAATCATTTTGAGTGGGAGGGAGGGGTCTTTAACCTTGCAATCTCTGCTCTCAGTTGTATATTTTCTATCGAAAGCCGTTTTATCATCGTGAATAAGTCTTTGGTTTGGTAATTCACTTGTTCTGATATTTGCTGTATTTGCTGTATTCCTTTGTACCATTCTGTTTTTTTTAGTTTTTCTAATCCTTTAAGACCTTCTTCTGGACTTAAAGGGTGTTTTTGTAACACTTTCAAATCACATTCAGAGAGGTATTTATGAGACCAATCTGTAATGAATCTTATTTTATCACTCATCAACTTCTGATAATGAACATCTGTTACACTTTCTGTTTTTGCGTTGGCGTCCATTACAAAGTTTATGAACGCTTCTTTCACTTCGTCAGAAAGGCATCTCGTCTGTTTCATAATTTATTGTATTAAATGCTTCACTTGGAGTGGTTCTAAATTCTTCTATTTTAAACTCTTGATTGGGTCTTCTGTCCTTGAATTTTGTGCATTGTGCAAACTGCACTTTGTCGTCAAACATCTCATAATATCGTCTGCTTCTCCAATCGTAGTAAATGGAGTAAATCCCCCATTTAGCAACCCCTTCAGGCTTAATTTTCAGGATATGTATATTTGTCTGGTTTTCGGCTACATACTCCTCGTCTCCCTCTGGGTTTTCGTTTGGCTCTGGTCTATGGACTAAAATTTGCAACATCGCTTTTCTGTTGTTATTTTTTCCTCCATAGAACTCGTCAGCTAAAGCTGTAAGTTTTATTCTTTTTCCGCTTTTGGTTGTTACTTTAGCCGTCTCCGCCACATGGTTCACTATGATGTCGAACCTGTTATTTTCTTCTGCTTCTAAATTTATTCTGTTCAATACTCTAAGCACCTCACTCGCTTTAGGCTCAAAGTCGTCTATATCGTAAATGGGGTCTATCACAAGGCAGTCAAACTTTATCCCATAATTAGCCTCCGCCATTGCTAACTCTTTGTAGATGTTATCTAGCTTCTGATAGGAGGTGTCTTTTCTATCTTGCTTGAAAATATACAAGTGTCTTAAAATAAAATCTTCTGCCTCTGCTACTTCCTCATCTGTCATAGCGTACTTGTTGGGCTTTCCATCTGGTCTGACTTTAGTGTATGGCTTACCTTGATACATTCCGCAAAACTGTGTGAAAACTTTCTCTACATCTCCGCTTTCTGTGGTAAATAAAGCCACTTTGAAATGGTGCTTTTCAATAAGCTGCATTACCATTTCGTTAGTTACTTGTGATTTACCGTGATTGGGTTCGCCACCTATTAGCAAAGTACATTTCCTACTTCCCATTAACCATTTTCCATTGTTAAAGTCATTCCAAGTTTCAAACGAAAAATAGACTGGGTCTATCTCTCCCTTTGTGCGGAGTTTTCGCATCTTTGAATGAACCGAAGCTAAGTCTATAAACGCCATAATTCTAATTTTTTAAACGCTCCAAATTCCGTAAGTCTTCTTCTTTTCTGTGGCTTTTTGAGAGGTTGTATTTTTGTACTTATCTAGGGTTACGGGACGGCTAAAAAATTCAGGTGTTAGGTATTTATAGCCTTGTTCCATATGGTATTTGTCCTTTACCGCATTTTCGATAGCCTCAAGTATATCCTCCTTTGTGTATCCTTCTTTTAATCTAGCTTTGTACTTTCTCTTTATTTGGTCGTTTATCGTTTTAAACTTGCGTTTTGTTTTGTCGCTTATGAAGTTTAATAGCTTTTCAAAGTCTATATCGTTATTGGGCTTCGCTTTTCCCTCTTCTTCCAAATCCGAAAGAGACCCTTTTGGTTCTTTTTCTAAAAGAACATTTAGTTTAGTTTTATTTAGTTTATTGTTAGTATCAGAAACTGTATCAAGAACCGTATCAGAAACCGTGTCAATATCTGTATCAGAAACTGTATCAAGAACCGTATCACCTGTTGATACAGTTGGAAAAACATATTTAGTTTGTCCGTCTATTCCCTTGCTTCTTTTTTGCGGTGTTTTAAAGTCAATAAGTCCTAATTGCATCAATCTATTTCTAGCATCTCTAACAGTATTAACTGACATTCCAAGTGCGATACTTAAATGTCTGTCGGAATGCCCAAAGGGTTGCTTCCAGCCCAACGAATTACAAGTATGCAACAGATAGAAGTATAATCTTGTGTCGTTAGGGCTGATGCAACGCTCTAAGTTGCATTGCCAAAATTTGTTTATGAGAACTATATAATTCATATTTTTTTATTTCCTATCGTGGCTTAAAGTACCTTTACCTTTCCATTTTTTTCTTTATACTTAACTTCTGTATTTATTATCTCGTACTTCCCATTTGGCAGTCTATTGACCGCTCTTATCTTAGCGGTGAGGGTGTTTTTCTTTTTCTTTTTTGAAATGAGTACCATTTGTTTTTTCTTTTGCTTCTCTGATTGCCTCTGTGATATTTTTCGCATCTAGGTAAATGGTCCTCTCGCTATTCCAAATGAAAAAAGTGGTACCCATTTTACCTAGATTAAAATTACTCCCTTCTATTTTCATTAGTTAGAAAGGCAAATCGTCGTCGTCCTGAAAATCATCGGCATTTGCTTCCTGTATTTTAGGTGTTGATTTTCTTAGATTTCCGATGAATACAGATTTTATATTATCCTTATGATATTCTTCTTTTAATGGAGAGGATATAGAACCGTCATTTTCGTATTTGTCAGGTTCATCATTGATATATACATTGACATTGATATATCGTGTTCCGTTTTCGTGTTTAAAAGTTTTTAGTTTACCTGATTTAAGATTTTCTAATAGTTTGTCGTAGTTAATACTACCGTAAAATGATTGTACCATTGGTTTTTATATTTTTAAAAATTATTATTCAATTACTAAATAGCCTTCTCTTTCGTTTTTATAAATGAGACCTTTCCACGCTAATAGATTGCTCTTGTCTTTAAATCTTGTAATTCTATGGTCGTTCATTGCTAAATCCATATACTCTACATCTGTAATTAAAGGTGCTTCTTCTAAGTGCGATTTTATTGTGTCTCTCATCTCAAAAAAGGTTTTTGCTCGTTCCTTAATCTCTGTTTGAAATTCTATATCTGCATCAAATTCTTTGATATGGTATCTTTGGTCTAATGGAATATCAAACTCTATTTTGTTGCCCCATTCGTCCATAACATTAGAGGTAAGGTAATAGACTAAATACCCTTTGTTAAATCCCGTCGCTAACATTTGCATCTGGACTTGTGCTAAGTAGTAGGCAGGTACTTTATCAATATTTTGTTTAAAAGTGTATATAGTGTATGGACATTTTATATCCATACAATAATTGTCTATGGGGTTAATTACATCAGGAGTAGCCCATAATCCTTTGTCTATTTCAAAACTAACATCTGACTGATAAACAGTATTTTGAAAATTAGGCTGTATAATTACATTATAGGCTTCTTCTTCATTAAAAATGCCGTGTTGCATTGCTGTTGTTGTAAGATGTTTTTTTTGACCTAAAATCAACTCTAAGGCTTTTTCGTAAGCAAGGGTTTGAGCGGTCTTTGCCTTTAGCCCTTGTTGGGTAAATAATGCTCCAATTTCAGAAGCTCCAAGTCCTCCAAGTTTGTTTATTTCTTCCATTAGTTAATTCCTAATTTTTTGAGTTCAGCTTCTGTTTCTTTGGATACCTTGTATTTTTTTCTAATATCGCTAACTGTAAATGTTTTACCTTCGTCTATGCTTGATACTAATTTAGCCCATTGTTCTGTGTCTTTATTTAGCCACATTGCAGGCTCATTTGCTTTTTGTATCTTGGGTTTCGTGTCTAATACTTGCTTGTGTTCGTTAGTGTCAGCGTCTTTAGTATCATCTATTAAAAACAAACCATTTAAAGCATATTTGCGTGCATAAGATGACGACGCACCGAATGTTTGTGATATATCCATTCCTTTTTTTGTGGGGTCAATACCAGCTTGAGCTTTTACGGATATTTGTGTGTTTTTATCACTAATTGTCGCTGTTGCCTCGCAATAAATAATATCACCTATTTGCTTTATTTCATCGGTAATAACTAATGTGCAATCGTGTTTTAGTAATATTGGCTTTAAAGCCTCCAATATATCCTCACAACTTCTGTACTTGTATTTACCAAAGCTATTATATTGCCCTTTTGGGGCTTTTAGCTCTGATTGTATTTTGATGAGTTTTTCCATTTTGTATATTTTTAATTGTTGATTTTGTTTCTTGGGGGTTACGAAAAAATGCCGTAACCTTTCTTAACAGGCAATAGCCATAGGTAGTAACCTATTCGTTTTGCCTTTTGGGTTTTATATTGTTTTATCCTCGCTTTCATCTCTGAAAAAGTTTGTGATTTCTTGCTCTTTTACATTCATAAAAAGGCTTATCAATAAAAGCCCTACCGCAGACATCAAAGCCATTGTATCGTGGCTTTCTGATACGGCGAAAGCGTAAATAATCGCCGTTACTGTTGTTATTTTTGATAGTGTTTTCATTTTTTGGACTTTTTAAAGAAGTAGTCTAGTATATCTTTCTCAAACTCGGTGGCTTCTTGGTATTTTTTACCGTTGATAAGCCAATAGCCGTTTTGATTATTTATTTTTATTAAAGTCATTTTTTAGGTCTGCTAGATGATACTCTAGTTCTAGGTCTTCTTCTTGGTTTTCGTATAGCTTTTGTTTCGCTATATTTACCCAGCCTTTTTGGGCTTCTTCTGACATTTGGAGGTCTTTTAGGCAAAGATTTTCATCTGTGATATTTACCTCTCCAAATTCATCTACTGTTACTAAAACAGTGTCGTCTTCGTCTATTGCGAACCATACGGTAGGGGTAGTATTTCTACCCTCGTAATTGAACCCAAAATCGTTAAATTTTAAGGTTTCTAAGTTTTGTTGTATCTTTGCCATACTTTTGATTTTTTAAGGATTTAACATTCTTATTAAACTTGCTCTCTAATTGCCGTTAGAGGGCTTTTTT